CTACTAAGAATCTTAAAAGTTTAGCAAAGCAGGCAGCTCGCGGAAAAGAAGCTTTGGAAAAAATGAGGTGATGAAATGGGTGACTATGAACTTTATCATGCCTCAACGAGAAAGCACAAATATATAAAAAAGATAGGTAATAGATATTTTTATACTCAGCAGGAGATCCAGGCTTACCTGAAGGGTAAAAAAGAAAGTTTTCCGCTCGAGTACAAAAAATCAGAGTATACTGATAATTTGACTGGCGAAAAAATGACCGCCCATACTATCAGAAAGAAAAAAGCCAATAAGTACGGAATACTCGAAGGTGTGACCGTTGCTAAGGGAAAACATACTATTGAGGTTAGTAATGGCTTCAATAAAAAATCTGAAAAAGAGAACGATGGTATGCCAATGACCAGCAGAAGAGGCCGTGTGAATAATTTTTATTACGAAGATGGCTCTGTCCACACAATAGATCTTCGTAGTAAGAAAGAATATAAAAAGACCCAGGCAGAAGATGAAAAAACGCGTCGTGAGTATGACGAAGTATATGTGAATCACGATAAGGAATTAAAGAAGAAACGTAAACGAGCAAAGAACAAGATAGATAAAGCTACTAAGAATGCTGTTTCTTCTATGAAAAAACAGTCTGCTAAAGGTAAAAAAGCTTTAGATCGCTGGAATAAGAAACGTGCTCCAAGAGTAACAGTTGTTCAGTCAATTTCTGAAGATAAAAACTATAAGAGACAAAATGGTCAAAGAGGTTAATATATGAGTTTAGGATCAAGACTTCAACATGCGTGGAATGCATTCTTTAACAAAGATCCGACTATTGATATTTCTAGAGATATCGATTCAGGAGCCGGATACG